TACGTTTAAACGTGCTGTCATAGTTCTTACTGAACCATCTTTTTTGATAAACTCTACGCTAAAAATAGTGTTGTTTGCTGTTTGAATTTCCTCTAATACTTTTCTGAACTTTTCCATGATGTATAATTGTTTGTTGTTTGTATTACAAATATAATAAAAAATTAATATACAAAGCAAAAAAGTAAATATTTTTTTAGATCAAAAAAAAAGAGGGGTAACAACTCCCCTCTAAACAAACAAACAATTAACCCGGAAAAGGGCTAGAAAATCTTAGTTAATATCTTTAAACAGTTCTATAAATGTTTCCTCACTAATCGCACCTGCAAGTACTAAGATAGCCAATACAATAGTAATAGCCAATGCTACCCTCTTTTTATTAACTCTTACTTTTCCAATCTTTTCAATACCATCAACAGCATTTTTAACCGTTTCAGGCTGCAAAAAAAATCCTTTTGCAATATTTAACAACTTTTTCATCTATTTGCTTTTTTATAAATTGTTTTACCTTTTACCTTTTCAGCTATTAATATCTCCCCTCTGTTATTTTCACTATATGATATATGTAGCCATCTGGGAACTCCACTAACATCAGGATATTCAATTATTAACTGATCAAACTTAATAACACCATTAAAAGATAAACTAATAACTTTATCTAATAATATAGCATTTTTCTCTTCCCCTCTAATCCACAACTCAATATCAGCAGCTTCTCCTTTAACGTGCTGACTTCTAGAACTACCTCCAATGTATTTATTAAGCTTTTCACATCTATACCCACTGGTAACCCTAACAGGCATTTCTAAACCATCCCTAATGGGTTGTAATACGTTTTTACAGAGTTTTGTAAGGTTATCAATAATTTCTTTTGATGGAGAATATTGCTCTTCAATACCTAACCTAAAAGCGGTATTGCTTTTTAGCATTTCTGCTAACGTAAAACTATTACTAAGTTTCATAAACTTTTGTTAAGCTGCTTCAAATATCCTTTTATTTCGCCTATATCAGCTGCAATACATTTAATATCATCCTCAACTTCACTTATCTTATTTTCAAGCTTGGTATAATTATCTTTTACCTCCTCTTTGATGGCTTGGACATCTTTCTCTAACTGCACAATTAATAGCGTATTTTTTTCGGTTTTGTTATTAAATCTAATGAAAGCAGACAAAAGCCCAATAAACAATGCTATAAATTGCAATAAATTCTCGACGGTTAATAAATCCATGCCTTAAATAAAAATATTTCTGGTTAAAAATCTTAATTTTAGGCGGTTATGATACAAATTAATCATTTTATAAATATATCAATTTAAAATTACTTTTAAAATTTGTAATTAAAAATTAAAATATTTAAGTCATTTTACTAACAGATAGCTCTTTAAAGGCATCAAAAG